ATCTCTTCAACAGAAGCCTGTGCTCCACCATTAAGGCTATGCCCACCAATCAAAATAGAACTAGTGTAAGGTGCGGATCGGGCATCGGCTTCTGAATAACCTACTGTTCCGTCATTTATGATGTCTCCTAATTTTACTACTACTCTTGTATATGTATTTGTACTTCCTATGGGTGCTAAAGTTACAATAGCCGAGGTAGCCCAATGATCCTGAAAAGGATGTAAATTTTGAGTGAAAGCCGTATGTTTTTGATCCTGGCCTCGAACATAAACATTAAAACTATACAACTCTGTATCTACTAGTCTATTTCTAGGGATATCTCTATAAACGGCATTGGGTGGGAAAGTAATTCCATGCCCTTTATCCCAAAAAGAGTCTACAACTAAATCATCAAAATTAGCACCTATATTAAAATTATCAGGTTCATTATCCGAGTGTATATTATCACCTGGACTTAAATCAACATCCCACAATGAATACATTGCTAAACCTGAAGGAACCTGTCCTAAAGGATCCATTATAGTAGAGCTTAAATAATAGCTGTCTGGGGTATATTCCCAAGCGCCTCCATCTTGATAGAGGCCAAGTTGTGAATTTAAAATGTTTAATGGCCCAGCGCCCTGAACAGAAGTCTCATCGAAGTTTGGCTGAACTCTTCTTGTTGTAAAGTCCATCATAATGGGGCTCCCTACAGATGTTTTTCTGTTTATTGGGTTACCTCCTAAATCCCCTATCCATCCAGGGTCATCAATATCAGCGTAATCGAACTCATCATCGGCCCTACGCTCCTGTAATGGATTCATAGAACCATTAGTGCTAAATATGTTGGTTTCAAGGCTTCCTAATGAATACTCTTCTGGAAGCCATTGCTCGTCATAAGATTGCCCTGGTCTGGCGAGAGCCTGTAAAGGAAGACCTTGTAGGTGATGATCAGAGTTATTATTGTTTGCAGTAATGGTACTTCCTCGGGTCCATTTTGCTAAACCTAGTCCCTGTCCAATGAATTGATTTTGTTTATATCCATCACCAACCATTGTTCTAGGTCCATCATTAACGTAAGGAGACCAATCATTGAAAGAAAGAAAACCATGCTTACCGTACCAATAATTTTTCCAGAGTATGCTATATTCAGAGAAAGGAAGAACGCTCTGGTCTATCTCTGAGACTCCTCTATGATGGGAAGTAATAGTGCGATTACAGATTCCTGTAAATGGAACTCTACCCCACGGACCTCCCTGGTTAACTGTCTCTGGGTTAGATTGTACGAACTTATTAATAAGGAAAATGCCGTTCGCCACATTTCCATTAATATACGCGCTCTTAGAAGGATCGTCATAGGGGCCAGTCCCGCTATCTCTGGACCATAGGGCTTGGTTATAACCATATGCAGGCTCTAGTGAATCAGCCCACACAGGAGAATCCACCCCTGGCTGATTCCTTAAAAGATCAGTTTGTTCAAAAGTGGTGGTAATTATTTCAGCACCATCCATTACCTTAAATGTAGGACCTAAAACACTACCGTCAGGAAGAAGTAACTGCTCTTTATCGCCTGAAGTGCTTTGCGTATTTAAATCGGGTATTTGAGCTTCGTAAGGAATCTCAGCAGCAGCCTTTAGATTTTTGTCAATTACATTAATCTTATCTACTAAAACAAAGTCTCTTTGTGGATTTGTCGTAGGTTTTTGGAAAATCTCAATAACATAGTCTTGTGAACTTGCCTGAAATCCTAGGTTAGCTCTATGTAATTGGTTTCTTCTCCCTGTATAAATTGATGACAACCCTGCATTATAATAAGTTGCATACTCAACGGGAAGTATTGTTTCATTATTATTTGTATGAAAATCAATCTTAGCGGATACTATGTCATCTTTTGTGATGTATCTTAACACACTAGTATTATCTAAAGTATTTCCACAGTGGTCATCATTCTCAACCTGTTTGGGTTCATTTCCAGAGAAGAAGTGAGCATTTCTGATGGCGGTATCAATACCAGAAGAAGAATTAGTTAAATCAGACACCTTCTCCATTTTCCATTGCTGGTCTGGAGTCCAGAAGAAAACAACTTTACCTCCACCGTTTATGGTCTCAACCTTAGTACGCAACAAAATACCAATAGTACCGCCACCTAGATTGGCAGTGTTGGTCTGACCCGTTGCGAAATCTACGGATAATTCAAACTCATGCTCAGGCAGTAGTATATTGTTTTCCATCTCCGTATGACCTGACAAATCGTATTTAATCCTTGGTAGGCCATAGCCTTTCGACTCCATAAAGATAGCACGATTTTGGATTAAATGATTGTCATACCTTGGGTCCTTAACTTTTTCCTTATTGATTAAATCATAGATAGCAAAAGTGTTTGCTATAGAACTAAGATTAGTTCGATCAACCGAAGAAGTGTCAATAAAACTTATTCCGCTCAAGAAGTGTGATGCCACAAACTCAGGTAACCCGTAGTAGGGTGTATTTGAAGCTTCAATGGCAGAAACGCCTACGTCTAATAAATCTGACCCAGAAACATTTAGTTGAATGTTGTATGGAGTTTCGACAGTGGTTGAAATTAGGTCTGTTCCAGGTAGATCATCGGGTAGTCGAGCTTCTGAATTTATAGATGAACCGTCTACTGAAAAATCAGCATTAAAGTATAATGGGCCATAAGTATGAGATAAAATAGTAGGCCCACCTGTTTTTAAAGTATTTAGATGGTTCTCTGGTAATGAACTACCGTCAGTGGAGGAAAGGAAGTGATTATTATAAGTATTGTATACATACTGTAATCCTTGTGAGAATTTCTCGTACCCTCGTAGGATACCTTTTTTATCAAGTGTAGGAGATAAGTATTTATCAAAACCAACATCCTCAATCAAGTTAGCATAAGAACCTTCAAAATTAAACCAGGAAGAAGAAGCATCGGTATACGTCTTATTTAATTTTACGATCTCGCTTGCAATAGCTTGCTTCTTTAATTCATTAAATTTAAATAATGTGTATACCTCTTCTGGAAGAATACCTCTCTTAACAAATGGATCACATGCTGAGAAATCTAATGATCCGAAATTTCTTGCTAAGGAAGCATTGCTCACATTTAAATCAAAGTATGATCGCGTAGAATCTCCCGCAGCGCAATCTTTTGCGTAAACCCCACTAATATTTTGAGGGCTTCCGTCTGCAAAACTCATTGATGATGGGATAAACCCTAGAGGTAAAAAATCTAACACAGAGCTAGTGTTATTATAAAAGGTAGGCATGTTGTGACCATCCCGTCCATACCATCCTTTTTGGTCTAACACATTATGAAAGTTTCTTCTACGTAAACTTTTTCTTCTTATGGGCTCATTAGGAGGAACAACTAAGGTTGTATTTACTACAGAGTCAGATGCGTTGAACGCAAAGTTTGTTTGGTCTCTAGTGAAGACGGGTAGCTTTGCATGGCTGACGGTGCTCTGAGAGTCATCAAAACCACTATACTTGTTTTCTCCAAGTGCCTTCCCTGTAGCCCTTATATCAGCGCCACAAACGTCAAAATTTGCGAGAATTCCTGAGACTCCACTCAAGGAATACTGAGGGATACCCCCTGTCCCAGGAACGTCTAAAAATCCGTATGATATGGACGGACAAGCATTCTCTGTTCCACTAACGTACTCATCATGAGATAAGACCACTCTAGTCCTAGGTATTGATTTAGCGGGAGAGAAAGTGTCTACAATTTCTAATGAGTCTAAAATTTCATCTTTTGTATACAAGGATGAGGAATCCTGGAACAGGATACTAGAAAAATCTCCAGAGCATACGGTAAAATCAAAAGTTGATGACTTGCCATTCCACAAAGACATAGCATCATAATCTTTATACGATAAATCATTTATAATATCATCATAATTAGGAGGATATTCTACAGAGGAGGTAAAGAATACATATCCATTATCTAAAAATAGATCTGTTTGAGTATTGGCGACTAATATATTCTGATTAGTATAATTTATAAATGCAGTTACATAATCAACGCCGACACAATAACGCGCTAACTGATCTCCGTAAAAATCAAGTAGATCTTTAGTTACCACCGAACTTCTATAGAATTTTGGTTCGTCCCATGGAGGAATCCCCATGTCTGATCCTCTATACCTAAATGTGAACGAATCGTCACCTCGAATAGCTAATTCTTGAGAAGTTGGGCCTCTGGCATTTCCTGTATACCATGTGTCGTAATCAAAAACAACAGGACCAAACCAAGCAGTACCATTAGTTAAAACATTAACTCTAAAGGGCTGATCTTTGAGAAAAAACAAATGTGGGTAGCGAGTTACTGCCTTCTTCATTATTTCATCTACCGCTGCCCTAATATTGTGATCTTTATCCGTAGCACTATATCGTGCTCCATCTATCCCAAAGGACTCTGCTATTTCTCTAGTATAATTAGATGGCTCAAAAACATCTGTTTCAGTAAGAAGAAGATAGTAAATTAGCTGAGGGATGTAAGATTCATACATCTCGGTTATAGCTGAACTAGCGTCAATAGGGTTCTGAACAATAATGGTATTTAATGCGTCAACAAGTCCATCCTTAGTTCCTTTTTTCCTATACAGAATGGCGGCATTTCTTATCTGATTTCTCCAAGACTCAGGGTTGTTTCCATATAACTTCCACCCTACTAAGTTAGCAAGATAAGGTAAGTATTCTGAAGGACACTCTGAAATGGACGTTAACTGTTCCAGTGCTTCTACCTGATTATCAATATCCCTAAACGAATAGGATGCTGCTCTTAAAAACTTATTGAGAGGCCCAGCAGGCTCTGTGGTTTCAAGCGATCCCGTACTTCCAATGTAGGTTTCTAAAGCATCCTTTACAGTGGTGTCTTCTTTGTCAATATACAAAGGAGAGTAAGCTACATCAATTAATGTTTGTAGTTTGTTAAGGTTTTGAGATCCACTAGTATACGAGCCTGTTCCAGACTGAAAGTTACCAGGTATAATAGTAGGATCTATAGAGCTAAAGTTAGAGTAATTAGTCCAAAGATATCTCTGGTAATCCTTAATACCGTCATTGATTAAGTAGTCTTTACCAGTATAAAGTTTGCTGGCTATGGAGCTTGCGATAACAGACGATGGAGAATCGACAGGACCGCTAGTATTCAGAAAGTATAACCAGCTTAAATTATCAATTAAATACTCATGCGTTGCTGAAGCCGTGGGACCATATGCGCTTGAGGTATCAGCAGGTAAACTCTTTGAATTTAAGTGAATCTTAGGGAGTAGCGTCCCACTTAAGAAGGTCAAAAATTCAGCCGAAGTCCCATAATCACTATACTTGTATCCTAATGGCTGTAAAATTTTACTTTGAAAACTATGTGTGGTAATATTGGTTAAATTATTCTGCTTTACAAAGTACTGACTGAACCCGCTAAAATTATTAATATTACTTGTAGAGTATGACCAAGGAATAGAACTAATATTTAACGTACTTGCAACTTTACTAATTCCAACTAAATGGCTATTGATCAATAGGTCAGTTAGCTTAACCTGATTGCCACTAACTGCAAGGTCATCCTCTAGATAAAAATCAGGCGTAATGATTTTTACTGCTTCAACAAAGTTTAATTTTGAATATTTTCTTGCCATTAGATAAAGGTTACATTGATAGTTACATTATTTAATTGAACGACTTCATTGTACTCTACGTTTATAGAATCCTTAACATTATCAATAGTAGAATATCTAACATTTGACAAGTTGAAAATTTCTCTATTTAGGTCTTGAGGAACAAATGCATCCCCGAAACCAAATCGAGAGTAGGAGAAATAGTTTGTTATTATATTAGAGGCCTCTTGTTTTACTGATTCTTCATTATCACTTAAAGCGGAATCAACAAACAAAGTAACAATGAGGTCTAAAGTTCTAATCAAACCATCAACAATAACAATTTCATCTGTTAACATCTTTTTAGATTGCATTGCAGATAACAAATTTGTTTTGTAATCTAATGTAGCTTTCTGTAACTGAGTAGCAGTGGCTTTTTGTAAAACGTATACGTCTACAATATTTGCAGATGAATATGCCTTTCTAGTAGATGCTGTTCCTATAGCGGCCCCTCCTGCTGGGCTACTGTATCGAGATATAAAAGACTCGTAATCTCCTAATGTTACCAAGCGATCCTGCTGCTTAAAAACTAAAGGTCCATTTCTTTTCGCATTATCTACAGTTTCAGCATCAATGCCACCAGTGATTACGCTGGTATTTGTTATGGTTCCTGCGCCAGCGTTTGTTGTAGTTACTGGAGAGTTAACACTGGCTCCTACTATATTACCCCTGCTTCCTCCACCAACTCTGTATAAAACTCGATAGCTAGAAGAGTTAGGAGGTGATGCCCCTACGGTGCCATCTCCAAATCTAACTGTACCATTGTATGCCTCATCATAAATAACTTCAAAGATTTTATTTGTTGCACCAGAGGCACTATAAATATTATCAACTTGAACATAGGTTCCTGATAAAGCATCAGTTGAATTTACAAAAACCTGTGCGCTGTTTTCAATTACAGGTCCTTGAGTTAAAGGAATAGTTTTAAATACCTGAGTTGAATCAAAGGTTCCCGTCTCCTCCACCAAAGCTCCCTCTAATAAAGCTAGGTTGCTCCAGGTGGTATTTGTCCCACCGTCAGAAGACGATCTGGATAAAGTAATGTTAGTGTTATTCTCACCTAAGGCCTGTACCTTCCCACTCACAACGGGATAAAGAGTATAAGTTACTTCACCTCCGTCTAAAGGAGACGTTAGTGTAATTATTCGATCAGCGGCTGCAATGATGGGGTCTGCTCCATCAGAGGCAGCATCTAAAACAAGAGCCGCATTCCCACCCGCACTTGTAGGACCTTTTAACCTAACCCCGATTAATTCTAATAATTTAGTAACATTTTTTCTTGTACGTGCTGTTGGTAAAAAGTTCTCATTAGCTAAAGCATCTGCTTTAAATGACATGACTGACCCCATGTACGCTACTAATTCAGCAAACATTACACCAAAATCGGACTCAGTGAAGTTTTGATAGTCTTCAGGATAAACAGCTTGCATGTAATTAAAAAGACTGTCTCTTAATGAAGCAAAATCGGTTGCTGCATAATCAATTAAAGATTCTTTGTTCTTGTAGTCAGCGCCCTGCTGAATTAACCTTTGGAAGTCTGATGATGCAGTAGTGAACGGAATGTTACTAGGAAGATTGTAATTTCTTGTACTCATAGCGGGATAGACATTTCGCCTCTCTCATTTGTTATTTTAGAAGCAATAAGTAAATTTATTGTCATTCCTGGTAGTCCGTTAGATGAAACTTTATCATTACTGTTAACGGTTATTCTTAGGATATCTACAGCAGGTAGATAAGTATTTAGCCCTACAATAATCTCTTTTTTCATATTTGCGACAAGATCGTCTGTGACGGGCTCAAACAAAAATCTATTTAGTGATAATCCAAAGTTAGGCAGCATGACTCTCTCGCCGCGCTGAGTCTTTATGAATTGTCGGACCTCGCTTTTAAACAGTTCAAAACCCTTAGTTTTCCTGAATATTCCTTTGGTAGAATTACTTTTATCATATAAAGG